CGTTGAGATCCTCGGGCTCGACGCAGGCGCCTTGAAGCCCATCGAGGAAGACGGAGACGACCTTCTCGCGCTCATCGCCGAAGGCATGTCGTGGGTCCCCACGGACCCCAAGCAGATGAGCCTTGGGACGTCCCCGTCGGGGCGCGCGTTCGAGTGGCTCCACAAGAAGCAAATCGAGGCGTGCGGCACGCTCCGCGAGGACTTCGCGCATGGCGTGCTCCTGCCCGTCGCGAGCATGATCCTTCGCGCCATTGCCACGCTGCCGCCCGAGCGTTTGCGCATCGGCGGCGCCGTGAAGGCGCACGCGATCCTGCAACGGTTCTTCGTCGAGATGGCGCCCGAGCCGGCGCAGGACGTCACCGCCGAGACCGCGGCCCCGGTGCCCACCCGCACAGAGTGGATCGCTCCCTTCATGTCCCCCCTGTGGGGCGCCTACTTCGCACCCACGGAGGCGGACGCAAAGGCCGTCTCCGAGATGGTGCGCGCCGACTACCAGGCAGGCATCATCAGCCGTCAAACGGCCGTTGAAAAGCTCGCTCCGTTCTACGGCATCGCGGACGCCGCCGCGTACGTGGAAGAACTCGAACGCGAGGACGAGGACCGCGAGGAAGCCGTGCGCGCGTTGCAATCCGCCGCGGGGAAGGGCGCAGCCGCCCCCGAGCCCGACGAGGACGACGACGCCCGCGAAGCGCTTGCCCAAGTGAAGCCCGGGGCAAAGAAGGCCCCAGCGAAGAAAGCCCGCGGGGCCGCCCCCGTTGTGTCGCTGCGCCGTCGCACGAAGAATGCCGCGTGATGCTCCCCAGCGTTGCGCCCTTCAAAGACAAGCCGCGCGAGGCCATGGCCGACGCGTTGCGCCCCGTGCTCGCCGCGTTGGTGGACCTCGCGCAAGGCGCCCGCGTGGCGCACTGGTCCGTTCGCGGGCCGCACTTCTCCGAACTGCACACCCTGTTCGGCGGGCTGTACGACGCGTCCAGCGCCCAAGCGGACGCGGTCGCGGAGCACATGGCCATGCTCGGCGCGACGCCCGACCTCACCACGGAAGCGACCGCCGAGGAGAGCCCGCTAGAGCCCTTCCCGCGCGGCGAGACGGACGGCATGAAGTTCTGCGCCCTCCTGCGCGACCGATGCGCTGGCGCCGTCAAGGCGGCGCAGGAAGCGGCAAGCGTCCCCGACGAGACGGGCGACCTTGCGACGGTGGACGTGCTCGTGGACGTGCAACGCGCGGTCGCGAAGTTCGGCTGGATGCTCGGCGCACACCTCGACTCGTGAAGCCGCGGAAGGGCGCCGCAACCGAAGCGCTGCGCAAGGCCCACACGGGCAGCATGGCGGCGCTTCTGCACGTCGAAGGCAAAGCCCTCGCGGCCATGCGCGCTACCGTCAAGCGCACCCTCCGCGGACGCGTGGTGACTTCGCGGGACAGCGCGGAGGCCATCGCACTGGACCTCTACCGCGCCCTGTTCCGCGTGGTGCTGGACGCCCAATCCGCCGCACGCATTGCCGGGCGCGAAACGCTTGGCGAGGAGCTGCGCGAGGTGGCTCGCATCGCCGGGCGGGCCATCAGTCTCCCGTCCGCGAGCACGGCTAACGTGGACGACCGGCGCCGCGCGAAGGATGCAGCGCTCGCCTACGCCTCCGCGTGGTTGGAGGCAGCGACGGCACGCCTCGAAGCGGCAGAGCAGGAAGCGGCCTAGTGGACTTCCAAGCCGAGGACGCAAGCGCGGACCTCGACTTCATGTTGCGCCGCACGGCTGCGACCGAGGTCGCTCACGCGTTCAACGACGAACGCGAGCGGCAAACGGACGAAGTCTCGAAGGCCTACGCCGTGCCCTTCATCGTGAAGGCGTGGGACGCAACGCTGGACAAGCGCACCTGCAACGTGTGCGCACGCCGTGACGGAACGCTCCAATTCATCGGGCTTTCGTTCCCCGACGACGGGCCCGGCAAGGTGCATCCCAACTGCCGATGCGTGTCCGTTCTTTGGCCGCAACGCATCCTCTTCTCCCCGCTCGTTTGAGGCAAAACCATGGCGTGTACTAGCTGCAAGTCCGAGGCGGGCATGAGCGCGTCAATGGGCTTTGCCGATGGCCGCAGTCGCGTCGTGGCGAAGTGCGTCGCGTGCAACGCCATCCAGGCGGAGAACGCTGCCGTCGTGCCCGTGGTTCCCAGTGTCCAGGTTGCGCTCGCTCCCGTCGTGCGCACAGCGCCCGTGACCGCGAAGGCGCAAAGCCTCGACGGCGTCGTGGCAACGCTCCGCGCGCGCGAGTCGGAACTGGTTGGCATCATCGCTGCCGGAGAGGCCGCGAAGGTGGAGGCGGACCGCATCCGCTCCGCGCTTGCCGTGCTTGACCCGGGGTGGCCCCCCATGACCGCGAAAGGCGGCACGTCGTGAAACAGTGTCTTGTGTGCTTCGCTCAGTCCGACGCCGCAGCGTTGACGTGCCCGCATTGCGGGGAGGCGTCGTGGTCTGCCCCTGCGCCCGCAACGCCTGACAAGGGCCCGGACAAGGGCAAGAAACCGAAGGGGGAGTGACGTGGCGACACGCAAGATCCTGAACGGAACATACTCCGTAACGTCGCCGGCCGCCGCGACTGCGGGGAGCGCGGTGGACGCGCTCATCGGTCCTTTCGACGTCGGCGACGTGGACACGATCCGTGTCGTCGCTGAACTGGCAGGCGCCACTGGCGGCACGCTCGACATCTACATCCAGATGCAGATGAAGGGCGACACGGACTGGTTCGACTACGCGCACTTTGCCCAGCAGGCAGCGGGCGGCGCGGCGAACATCAAGACCTTCGCGGTCAGTCGCGCGAGCGCGCAAACGACTATCGCGACGCCCGGCAAGAACGGCGTGCCGGCCATTGCGGCCAACACCGTCATCGGCGGTGACTTCGGCAACGCGTGGCGCGTCGTGTGTGTCGCTGGAGCGAGCACGTCGGCGGGAGCCGCGCTGGTATTCCACTTCTGCGGCGCCAAGTAGCGGCTTCCGCAGGCTTCCGAGACACAACGAAACGCAAGCCGCTAAGCGGGGCGCGAGAGAGGTTTTCCAATGGCTGCGGTAACGGGAACGGTCAACAGCGTCCGGCTCCTCGACTACGTCGGGGGTCAGACCAAGGACAGCGGCAACGACAAGATCGCTTCGTGCATCGTGTTCGTTTCGTTCACTGGCACCTACGCACAGAGCGACGACGGCACCATCGCGACCGTCAACACGTCGATCGCCAACGCGCGCCGGGATGGCAAGACCATCACCCTGCGCGATATGGCCTTCCACTCGGCGGGACTGGAGGGCAGCACGCCCGTCGGCATCCTGAAGGGATCCACCGAGTCCAGCGGCACCATCACGGTGCAGCTCACCGACGGCACGCTGGCCGCGGAACACGGCAACGCCGCGCTCGGGACCTTCAATCGCGACATCGGCATCTACTGCTGCTACGAGATCGACGAGTGACAGGGGGCTGAGACTGCGGGTCTGACGGACTGCCGTTGACCCTCCGCGCGGGCTCGACCGCGATACCAACGAGTAACCGGAGGAAGAGACATGAGCGAAGCACAAGCGGCTCCCGTTGGGGCCAACGTCCAAGATCCGCCCGCGGCTCCCATGGCCGCACCGCAGGTCATTCCGCCCGCGCCTCCTGTTCCGACGGGCCCGGCGAAGGTGGACATGACCAGCGAGCAACTCTCCGCGCGGCTCCAGGAAGAGCGGCAGAAGGCCGAGAAGAAAGCGGCGGAGAAGTTCGCGAGCGACTTGGGAGTGCCGATCGAAGCGGCCAAGGCGGCCATTGCCAAGGCGAAGGAACTGGAGGCCGCAAGCCTCTCCGAACTGGAGAAGCGCGATCGGCGCATCGCGGAACTGGAAGCCGCGAATGCCGTGGCACGAATCGAGGGCGCCAAGCCCTACGCCGAAGCGGCGCTCAGGTCGCTTTCGGACGAACAGCGACAGGACGTGATCGACCTCGCGGGCGACGACCCCGTGAAGCAGATCCGCGCCGTCGAGAAGATGCGGCCCCTGTGGGACAAGGCCGCAAAGGCGGAAGCGCTCGCGGCTGCAAAGGCCAACGAGAACGCGGAACCGCCGAAGCCGAAGCCGCTTGCGGCCCCGGCTCACACCGCGCCCCCGGGCGGCATGACGCCGCCTCCGGGCACCACGACGACTGTGGACCACCTCGCAGAGTACGAGCGAATCAAGGCCATGCCCTCTGGGGATGCCATCGCGTCGATGTACTACGCGCGGAACGCCACTGCCATCGACAACGCACGCAAGGCCCGACGCTGACGCACTGTGTGATGCGCTCGGGCGGAGAGTAAGACTATGGGAACGCTTCTCGACCGCGCTGGCATTCCGGCGGAGTTTCAGGATCTCACCACCGAGCGCATGCTGCGCCCGCCCCGGCCGCAGTTCTTCCACGCCACGCTCATCAAGGGAGCCATTGCCGCGCAGACCGTCAAGATGGCGGAGAGCATGGGGCTCCCTCTCCCGGGCCGCTCCGACTTCAAGATGGGCGCGAACATCCCCGCGGACGTCTTCGGTTCGCTGGTGCTCAACGACCCTTCGGGTCTGTTCGGCGCCGTGCGGTACTACGACGAGTTCGACCGGATGGGCGGGATGACCAACCCCGGCCACGCCATCCGCATCAACCGCCCGGTGTACCCGTCGAGCACGTACACCTATTCGAGCCGTCAGATCCCGTCCGGGACGACGATCTCGACGACCGGACAGGCCATCCAGATGGAGCAGGTCGAGCACGTGCTGACCCGCATCGGCGGCCCCTACGCGTCGGGCGCGGTCACCCCCTACGTGCTGGAGCGGTTCGACCTGGAGCGCAGCATCCACAACGCCGCGCAGATGGTCGGCGAGTACATGCAATTCGACATCGATTCGGTGTTCGACAGCATCGGCGTGACCCTGTTCGACGCGTGCGCGTCGACTGGCATCGTCCGCCCCGACGGGATGACGGACAACAACACCCCCACGGCGACCACGGGCGGTTCGTTCCCGTTCACCTACGACCTGCTCGCGAAGCTCAAGACCACGATGGTGTCCTCGCCGTCGTACACTCGGCCACTCGCGAACGGCAACTACGCGCTTCTGCTGCACCCGCGGCAGGTTCAGCAACTCAAGACGGACAGCGCCTACCAGCGCCTCGCGCAGTTCCACAAGGAGGGCATCAACCCGCTCTTCATGGGGAGCTACCAGTTCACGATCGACGGGTTCGACGTGTACCAGTCGAGCACGCTGACCACGGCGAGCAACACGTCGTCGGTCACCATCTACTACGGCCAAGCGTTCGGCGAGCAGACGATCGGCGTCTCCTGCCCTCGCAAGCCGGAGATCGTCCCGAGCGCGCAGGACAACTACGGCGAGTCGATCCCGCTCGTGTGGCTCGCGAACTTCGCCGCGACGCTGCTCGACAACCGCTACGTCTTCCGCGTCACCACGGACTGAACGGGGAGCAACCAGAACATGGCAAAGCAACTCTGGATCGGCAACGCCGGGGCCGTCACCGGCTTCACGGGCGCCGCGCCGCAGACCGTCGCGGGTGCGAGCATCAACACGCAGGAATGCGTGTCGCTGTCCGTCATCCACTACGCGAAGGCGACCACCAACACACTGACCATCACCGGCAAGTGGCAGGTGAGCGTCGACGGCTCCACCTGGTACGACGTGTACGGCGGCAACAGCGCTGCGCTCGTCGCGCAGGTGACCGGCACCGGCTCGGCCGTGACCGCCACCCGCGTCATCGATGCCCCCGAGGCTGTCTACGGCTACCCCAACGTCCGATTCGTTTCGGTGTCGGGAACCGGCTCGGGCGGTGGCGCGGGCGTGGACGAGGCGAGCATCGCCTACCGTGGCGTCAAACGCGGCAATCAGGGCTGGTGAGTAGGCTCGCGGAAAGGCCCTGACCCATGGCGCTTCTGGATTCCGAACTGGAACGAATCAAGGCGGAACTCGGATACAACGTCCTCACGGTCGGGGCCCTTCCGTATGTGGGCCACTCCTCGCTCTTCTCGGCAGTCATTCAGCCCTACATGGGCGCCGGTGCGTCCACGACGAGCAGCACCACGGTCGCGGCGGCAACGTCGCCCACGCCGGCTACTCTCACGCTCGCAAGCGGAACGGGCTTCGCGTCGGGTGTCCGCGTCGTCATTGACGTGGACGATCGGCAAGAGATTGTCACCGCGCAGAACGTGAGCGGGGCGAGCCTCACGGTGCTTCTCACGCTCGCGCACACCGGGACGTACCCTGTCACGGTGGAAGGTGGCGAGACGCTCATCCGCGAGCAGTTGACGCGGCTGCGCGCCATCAACGCGCAGATCACCGCGGCGGCCTCCACGGCCGGTATCAAGCGCGTGGACGTGATCGAGTTCTACGGTGGCGGTGCCACGGGGAGCGCGCAGATCGACGTGCTCTACAAGCAGCGCGACCGCGCGCGCGATGAACTTGCTTCGCTGTGCGGCATCCGCAACGCGTGGCGGGACAAGGCGCAGGGCAGCCAGCGCATCGCGATGTACTGATGAGTTTCCGCACAGACCTCCTCAAAAACGTCGTGCTCCCGCTTCTGCGGTTGCCCGGCCCGACGAGCGAGGGCGGGATCTTCGACGTCTACACCTACAGCATCGTCGTCCGCACGCGGACGTGGGCGAGCGGCAAGGTGGGCACGGACGTCTCCACCGCGACCGTGAGTGACTTGACCCTACTTCCGCGCCCTCGCGTGCGGGAAGACGGTGACAAGTTCCTGGTTGTCGAGGGCATCGTGGCATCCAATCCGAAGGGCGGATACACGCTCGCGCAACTGCGCCCGACGACGTCTGCCGGCGTGGAGTACTACTACCGCGTCACGGGCGCGAACGGCACGCACGCGTACGAATTGATCGACATCGACACAAGCAGCGCCTTCCTCTACTCGCTGCGCCTTCAAGCCCTCACCCGCGCGACGCCCTTCTGATGGCGACGTTCAAGGCCGGCGCCAACACGTACCCGCTCGCCGCGGGTGCGGCGAACTCCGCGCAGAGTGACCCCGTCCTGCTTTTGCTGTTGGACTTTCTCGGGTACTGCTTGAAGCAGGCGCTCGATACGAAGTTCGCGGCGACGCCGTTGCCCTCAGGCGCGACGGACGCGTGCCCCACGGCGAACCGCTACCCGTTTGACCCGGCAACCTACTGGGTGCGGCAATCGGTTCCCGCACTCTATTGCTGGTGGGACGGTCCGCCCAAGGTGGAGCCGCTCACCATGACCACGCGCATCCGCAAGCGCGAGATTGCGATCTGCTACGTGTTCGAAGAGCTGGTCTATCCCGACGGCGCCGACATGCGCGCGGGCCTGATGTCCGACGTGGACATGGTCTTTGCGCAAGCGCTCGCCGAAGGGTACCACCCGACGTACGCGTACGGCAGTTCCTCGGCGGGCATTCAGATTGCCGCCATGCTCGCTCCGGTGGGGATGCTTGGCTTTGAGTACCTCGGCGGTACGGAAGTGCTCGCCATGCCCGTCCCTGAGGGCAGCATGAACGCGCAGGCGGGCGGCGACCATGAGGGGCAAGTTGTGCGCGCCTTCCCCTCGCTGCGAGCGAAGTGCCTCGTTCACGAACGCATTGGGCGCTACCTCCCGAGCGACCCCGGCGACGTTCTCACCGACTCCACGTTCACCATCAACACGAACGAGAACACCGTGGCAGACCCGAGCGACGTGGTGCAGTTCACGCAACGCGTTCTCCCGTCCAGCGACGGAACCGAGGACGGCGGCTGATGGCCAACGCATACCCGCGCCGCCCCGCGCTCATTCGCTCGACGGTCGCCAACGTTGAGTCGTCGCCCGGCGAGCAGCACGCGAACCAGCACGTCATCCCGCTGGACAAGCCGCGACTCTACACGTTCATCCCGAGCGGGACCGACACGCCCGATAGCGTGACGGTACTGGACGTCTCCGGCGGCTCGGATGGCGTGTGGCGCGATGTCCCCTACGACGATCGCGGGACCAACCTCACGGACGCGGCGGAAACGCTGTACGTGTCCGGCGAGCAGTGGCGCCGACTCGTTGCGGGCACGCTCACCGCGGACCGCACCAAGACGCTTGGGACAACGCAGGCGCGCGCGGGCCATTCGGTGCTCATCACGAGCACGGAGGGCACCGCGTACGCGCTCACCATCGTGAACGGCGGCACGGCCGGCGGCACGCTCGCCACGATGCGCGGGCCGGGGTACCTGCTCGCGTTCTTCGACGGCACCAACTGGGTCGCGCGCGCGTTCGGCGGTGCGGCAACGGTGGGACCCAACGCCGCTGCACAATCCGCCTGGTACATCAACAGCAGCACGGGCAGCGACTCCGCCACGGGCGCGAGCACGGCCCCGCTGCGCACCGTGGGCGAACTCCTCCGCCGACTACGCGGCGTGACCGTCACTTCGGCGACGGTGGACGTGTACCTCACAGGATCGTTCTCGTCGGAAAACCTCTATTGGGATCTGACCCTCGATTCCAACGTCTACTTCACCGTCTACGGTGTGCGGACTTCGGTCCTCACCGGCACGCTCACGAGCGGCACGCGCAACTGGGACTCCACGGTCCCGCAGGACGGGCGCGTGATTGACTCCGCGCTGGCCACGTCGTGGACTTCGTCGCTCGGCGCGAACCTCAACAGCCTCATCAAGATCACCACGGCGGGCGGCGCCGCCACCGCGTGGATCACGAAGGACCTTGGGAGCAAGACGGCGCGGATTTCGAGTCCGATGCTCTCCGACCTATCGCCCGCCACCATCGCGAGCGGCAACGCGTACACGGTGTACACGCTGACACCGCTCGGCGCCGACGTTACGTTCGATCTCAGGATGGGCCACAATGCCTACCTGTTGATCAACGACTGCGAGATCGGCACCGCGGGGGCGCTCCACGGCGTGGAGGTCAAGGGCGGCAATTCCAACTTCGCGACGTGCGTCATCAACGGACTGGACGTATACGCCAACACCTCGGCGGCAACGCTCGGTTGCAAGTTGGCGCATGGACCGCGCGCCAATCGCGGTGGCCTGTTGAACTCCTATCACGACCTCGCAATCTCCACGTCGTCTCCGGCGCAGTGCCGCGACGGCGCGCAGTTGTACGCGTTCAACCTGACGTGCCAAGGCATGCAGTACGCGTGTGCGGGGGGGACCAGCATCGTTGGTAGTGGTGGATGGCTCGCGGTGTACGACCCGAACGTCAGCGCAAGCGGCAACGGCCTGGACGTGCTCGCGGGCGCCACGCTGAAAAGCGTCGGGCGCATCTTTGGCACCACGAGCGCGACGGGCAGCAACAGCGGCATCTTCGTCGATGCCTGCGGGCGCGTCGCCTACAACACGAGCGCCGCGAACCTTCTGCCCGCCATCTCCGGCGCGACGAATGACACGAAGATCGGCGGGACGGTGAAGACGTACGCCCAACTTCCCTACGTCGACACGACCAACGGCGCTGCCATCGGCGGCACGACCTTCCCGCGCGGATAGCGCTTCACCACCAACGACTGACCACGTCGCTGCAAGCGCAGCGCGAAGGGGATACGCATGTTCCGATTCCTGAAAGTCCGGGGCAAGCCCGGTTGCATCGTGCCGAATCCGCACGGTGAAGCGCGCCGCTACGTGGGCAAGACGCCGAAGGTGTTCCCGCCGGACGCCCCTCGCGACCCGAGCCTTTCGCTCGTCGACATGTACGACGACACGGACGAGGTCATTCGCGACGAGCCTTCGATCCGGCGCGCGATTCCGAAGCATCTCGACCTCATCACCGTGGGCGTCGGCAAAGACGCCGAAAGTGTCGTGTGGGCCAGTGCGCCCGACGCTGCGCCCGTCGTCGCCGCTCCCGAGAAGTCCAGCAAGCCGAAGGGGAACTGACAGATGCCCACGCTGACCGGGGTCGATCCGCTCGACCCGACGCCGTCCAACCGGCGCGAAATCGTTTTTGCCCAGGGCACGTCCTCGGGCTCCAACAACGAACTGCTCGTCCTGCTGTACGGCAACAAGACGTCGTCGGGCTCGGAGACCGTCGAGACGATCTCCAACCTGCCGATCTCCGACTCGCAGGACTGCAAGGATCGCTTCGGGGCGCGCTCCGAGATCTACCAGATGTATCGCGTGTTCGCGCGCATTGACCCGAACGCGAAGATCTACGGCATCGCCGTCACCGAAGCGGGCACGGCTGCGAGCCGTCCCTTCGTGTTCGCCAACACGGCGACGTCGAGCGGCACGTGTTTCATCGACTGGGGCGGCGAGACCGTCTCGTTCGCCGTCAACAGCGGCGACACCGCCGCGACGCAGGCAACCAATGCCGTTGCTGCCATCAACAGCGCGGCGGAGGGGTCGTGGCCATTCACGGCAGGCGTCTCCACCGCGACCGTCACCTGCACCGCGAGCAACACCGGCCCGCGCGGGGACCTCGTCATCGGGCGCATTCGCATGCGCTTCGACAAGGTCACGAGCGTCATCGCGACGACCATCACTCCGGGCTCGCTGACCGCGGGCGCGACGCTGGACGACTTCACCACCGCGCTCAGCGTGGCCGCGAACGGCGACTACGCGATCAACGTGTTCCCCTGCCATTCGACGTCCGCGCTCACCACGACGGACAACCAGGCGGGCGAGGCGATCACGAACATCGCGACCAACCGCAACCCGACCAACGGCAAGAGCCAGTACGGCTTCTTCGGGCTCGTTGGGACACCCACGGAGGCCGTCACCTGCGTGGCAAGCGCGGGCGGCAACAGCGCAACGGCCTACTTCTTCCACCAGGAAAACAACCCGTGGACGCCGGGCATGCTGGCCGCGCATCACGCCGCCGCGGTGCGCGTCGCACGCCTCGGGTATCCGGGCTTCAACATCAACGGGTACACGAACAGCGACACGACGCCCTACGACGTGCCGCGCCCGTACGCGAGCACGGACGAGCCTACGGCGGCCGAGATCAAGACGATGCTGAACAACGGCATCAGCCCGATCGCCTTTTCCAAGGTGGGCGCGGCGTACCTCGTTCGCTTCATCTCCTCGCGCTCGTTCATCCCGGGCACGTCCACGAGCGACTACCGCGCACGCGAGGGGCACATCGCCTTTGCGCTGGACTACTTCTGGGAGTCGACGCTCACGACGTGGCTCACCACGAAGCAGCCCAACGTGTCGGCGGATCTGCCAAAGGGCGCGAAGCCACTGCCGCTCACGTCGTACCCCGCCGACCTTCGCCGCATCATCGAGACGAAGATCGATAACCTCGCGGGCCCCAACCCCGATGGCCTCTACCCCGGGCCCATCCTCGCGCCGGACGAGGTGCCCGCGATGAAGGCGAGCATCGTCACCGACGGGCCCACGTACGGAAAACTCGGAGTGCTCGCGAACCTCGTCGCCGTGAAGCACCTCATCGGTTCGTCGCAGAAGTTCCGCGAAGTCGGCCCCGCGTACTGAGCCGCATTGACCACAACGTCGGGCGGAAGTCCGCGCAGGGAGTGACGCATGAGCGTTCAGGTATACGACAACATCTACGTGTGGATGGACGGCCTTCTGCTGCAAGAGGCCACCGAACTGCAAATCTCGTGGGAGGGTGACGATCAGGACATCTTCACTCTCGTGAAGGGCTACGCCGGTATCAGCCCTTCGCCGGTCAAGATGGTGGTGCAGTTGACCAACATGGCGCCGCCCACGGGTTCGGAATTCAACGCGCCGAAGGCCTTCATCGAGAAGACCAAGCACACGCTGAAACTCCAGAAGGGCGCGACGGGTGAGGTCATCGAAAGCGAGGGCTTCATTCGTGCGCCGCAGATCACGGCCGGCGTGGGCAAGGTGACGAACGAAACCTACGCCTTCCACGGCGAGGCCAAGTCCTTCGCCTGATGCTGGTCCGCCCTCCCGAGCACGTCGGGGTGGGCGAACTGTTCCGACTGCTCGCGGCCCCTTCGCCGCGCTACCCAATCGCGCACCGCCTCGGGGCCCTCCCGGGGCTTCCGCTGTACGCGCGGGCCCTGGCCCCCTTGGACTCCGAAACGCTGCGAGACGCGGCGCGCGGCGCTCCCAGGGGGGCCGATGCCGTCGCCTACGCGCAGGGGCTTTTCGCCGCTGCCGTGGTGACCGCGGACGGCTCCCCCGTGTTTGCCTCCGAGGAGCACGCGGGAATGCTGGACGAGACCGAAGCGCTGGCGCTCTACGGGGCTCTGCGCGCGGCATTGGACACCGTGGCCCCCGAACATGCGACGGCACACGTCGGCGCGTGGAAGGCCGCCCTGGTGAGCGGGGCGAGGCAAAACCTCGCCATCGCCTCGCGCATGTACTCCGCCGCGGACGTGGCCCTCGGCTACGGCGTGTCAATGCGCATGCCGCGGGCGGATCGCTACTGGGGCAAGCCGCCGTGTGACCTCCCCGAAGGCCAGATGACGGCCTTCCCCGCCGCCGTGGAAGTCATCGCCGCGCTCGTCAAGGATCAATGACTCACCCCTTCGCCCCGCCCCAAGCCCGCCCCGCCGCTTCCCCGACGGCAGAGCAGCCTACGCCGCTCACCGCTGCACTCGACGCGCACGCCCGACCTCACGACGTGTACGACGTCGAGGGCATCTTCGGGCTTGGCGGCAAGGCGATCCCGAAGGTGGCCATCGTGGTGCCGCGCATCGGCGAGCAGGGCGCCGCGATCCGTGACGCGCACAAGGCGCTCGCGAATGACATCGACGCGGTCAAGTCGGACCCCGACGCGCTCGACAACGAGAAGCAGGTGGAACTGCTCTACCGCGTCTGCCGCAACGCGGAGAAGCCGAGCGAGCCGGCGTTCGCGGGCCCCAAGTGGATGCGGGAGAACCTCACCACGGACCACCTTGCGGCGCTGCTCAATCTGCTCGGGGTGACGCGCAGGAAGCACGGGCCCGGCGGGTTGAAAACGTTCGCGCCCGAGGAAGTGGACTTGTTCGCGCGGCAGCTCCACGCGTCCGAATCGGGCGAAGCCTACGCGAACCTCGCGCGCATGGCGCACGTGGACCTCTCCGGGCTCACGATGGTGCTCGCCTCGCGTTACGTGGCCATGGCGAGCGAACTGGAAGCCTTGCAGCCGCTCCGTGACCGCCTCGCCGCGGAGATGGCGGAGAGCACCGCCGAAGCGGCGAGCGAGGGCTGACGTGTTCCGCTTGGACCTATCCGACGTCATTGAAACCGAGAAGCGCGCGGTCAAGGAATTGGACGGCGTGCGTTCGGCGATGGCTTCGGCGGGCAAGCGCGCAGCGGCCTACTCGCGACAGAATCACATCTACCGCAACCGCACGGGCAACGCCCAGCGGAGCACGCAATCCGTCACCGAAGTGCACGACGGCAACGTGTACACGCTCGTCACGATCGGCGTGCCGTACGGCTCATTCTTGGAGCGTCGCGGCATCGCACAACTGGAAGACGGCGTGAGCATCATGCGGAACGAACTCGGGTACTACTTCGCCGCGATCGGAAGCGGGCTCTAGCCGATGCCTCTCGTTCGCTACGAATTCGTCGCCGCCGGCCCGGACCAGGTGAAGGCCGCATTCCGCGGCATCACCGCGGAGGCACAGGCCAGCGCGCGCGCGGCGCAGGCGTCGCAGTCTGCGACCATCCGCGCGACGCGTGCCGTAGGGCAGCAGAGCAGCGCCCGCCGGCCGGCCGTCACGGAGCAAGAGCGCCTCGCGATGCGCGTGGCAGCGGCGCAGGAGCGCGCCGCGAAGCAGGCGGCGAACGCGGAGATCCGCGAGGCCAACCGTTCCGCAAAGGCGCAGGAGCGCATCCACGCCGCCTCCCTTCGTGACCGCGAGCGCGCCGAGAACGCAGCGCGGCGTAACCGTGAGGCCGGCGAAGCGGCAACGCAACGCGCGGCCGAGCGGGCGCAACTTCGCGCGCAGCGTGAGCGCACGCAATTTCGCGCGGGCATCACCAGCGGCATCGGGCGAGCGGCGTTCAACGCCGTGGGCGGCGTGGCGCTCGCGGGCTCCGCGGCTGCGATCGGCGCCACCATGGCGGCGACCCGAGACGCGATGCGCGTCCAGGAGCTTGCCAACCGCGTGAGCATCAACGCCCGCAAGTCGGGCGAGGGCTTCATTGACCCGACGGTGCTCCGCAAGGAATGGGAGCAGACGGCGCGAGCGAACCCGGGGCAGACGTCGGCGGG